GACTCAATCACAACAGGTAACTTAGCAACACTTAGAGTTTCTACTCTAGAGACAAGAGTTGGTATCAATACAACTAACGATGAGATGGATTCTACCTTATACGTTAAGGGAACATTACATCTTGCTGGTACTGGTGCTAATGCAGTAATTGATGGTGATTTGGAAGTTGCTGGTGGAGATATTACATCTAATGCTACAACATTCAACCTTCTATCTAAAGGACCATCTGCAACTGATGGACCTACTACAGTTAACATTGCTGACCACGTTACCACATTAACAGTTGGTAATACTGTAACAGCAGCTCAGACAATAGACATTGGTACTGCTTCTACTGATACAACATTAAAGGTACATACATCATCTACTGATTCAACAGTTGAGATTGGTACTGTTGCTGATAGTGCTACAAACAAGTCAGTACTTACATTTGGTGGTGCGTTTAGTAACACTGCTAACTCTACGTTCACAATTAAGAATGCTCAGACCATACTTGACGGTGACTTAGATGTTAATGGTGGTGATCTACAGTCTAATTCACAGACTATCAATCTATTCACCAGAGCTGGTGCTGGTTCTATTGTAAACTTTGCAACTAGAGCATCACAGTTTGCTATTGGTGGTGTCGCTGGTACTACAGAGGTTAGAAACTCTCTACAAGTTAATGGTGATACAGACATGTATGGTGATGTAACCATGCATGGTGGATCTAACAGTGGAACTGTTACAGTTGCTAGACAACAACTTGGTACAGCACAGATAGCTCATGATCCTGGATCATTAACTAATCTCAATGTTGACTTCTACAAGTATGTTGCTGATATTGATAGTTTCCAGATTATCACTAGTGTTGCAGCTAATGGAGTTCTCTCTGTAAATGATAACTATTTCTTAGATGGTAACGTAGTTAACTTTACTGATGTTACTGGACTTTCTGGTGGTGGTGTTGCAGTAGGCACACCATACTGGGTTATTAATAGTACTGGTAGTACATTCCAGATTGCTACATCTGAAGGTGGATCACCTGTACAGGTTGGTGGTACTCCTGGAACAGGTACTGGTATTACATTACAGAACACCTTAGTTGATACTGGTACTGGTACAACTCAATGGACAGCTAACTCAGGTGATGATGAATACGCTAGACTACCAGTTAGTAACGTCAGGGGAATAGAGATTGGTGATATCCTTATCATAGAACAAGAATTGGTTGAGGTTGTCTCACCTGGTCCTGATGCTAATACAAGGATAGTTCCAGTTAATAGAGGTGTAGATTGTACAACTGTAGCAATACACGCAGATAATCAAGTTATATACAAGCTTGAGAGATCTAATAATGCTACTTACCTAATTGGTAGAGTACCACAGACTTCTACAACTCCTACATTATCTAATCTTGTAGAGAATGCTGATACACTTGAAGTTCCTATTAATGAATTGGGAACAGGTGATGCAGTTAAGTTCAGTAATGTTGGTAGCATTGTAGGAATTACTACTACAGATACTTACTTCGTTGTAAACGCAGTTAATGATACTGGTAACAGTAAGACAAGATTTAATCTATCTCTTTCTCCTGGTGGCGGTGCTGTTTCGATATCAGGTACTGTTGGATCTGCTATCGTCAACTTCAGTGCTGATATTGTATCACTCGCTGAGTTTGGTGGACAGTTTAGTCAATATGATTATCTAAGATTGAACGGTGCTAACACACCCACATGTACTGGTGAATTTGTTAGGATTACTACTGTTAATGATACTAATGCTGAGAAGTTCAGTGTTAATAATGGTGCACAGCAAGATCGTTTCGTAGTTGATTCTGTCTTTGGTGGTGTAGATTCTACTATACTCGGTGCTCAAGACTTTAATATTAATCTAACAGGTAATGCATCAACTAATTCCACTGATAATCAGTTTAGGATTATTAATGGTCAACCAACTCCTAACACTAGACTAACTATCGATAGTGATGGTAAGTTCACAGTCGTTGGTATTGGTACTGAGGCTGCTCCTAAAGCAATTATAGATAAGGGAGGCAATGAGTGGTTAGCTGGTAACCTAAGAGTACAGAATGATGGTGCAGCAGGTTCTGCTGACGATGCGAAGATGGCTCTGTATCTACAGGCATCTACTGGTAATCTTGAGATCTCTGGTCACTTACAAATAGATGATGACTTCTCTGTATTCAGTGGTACAACTGGAGTAGAGTTCCCATCTACAACTGATGCTAAGTTACATGTAGATGCACAGACTGGTGATACACGTATTGGTGTTGCTGGATCTGCAATTGGTACTGGTGATCTAACAGTTAATGGTGGTCAAATCACTATTAACAGCCTTGCTCAAGTACGTGCATCATCTGATAATACTAAGGCATTAGAAATTAATGGTCTTGGTAATGATGATGATAGACTATTCAGAATACGTCAGGATGCTGCTATTGATTCATTTGGTGTTAATAGATTCTGGGGTAAGAATGGTGGACTTAACTGGGAGTTCAAGTCTGCTGACGCAACACTTGAAACTGGTAAGAATTACTTTGTTGCTATTGCTGCTACAGCAATATTCACATTACCAGCAGATGCAGAGACTGGTGATATCATTAGAATGATTGACTTAGGAGGTAACTTATCATACTCTACATCATTAATTGTTCGTGCACCAGCTGGTGTACAAATGCAAGGTGATGCTACTGGAACACTTGCTGGTGGTCTTGCTACTGCATATAATGGTGGTGAAATGATTATTCAGACCAGACATGCTGGATTTGGGTTCGTATTCGCTGGAGCAAAAGATGGAACAGAAACAGGAACTATACCATCCAATTATAGAGGATGGTGGCTCGTGGAGTTATAATCGATGAAACAGTACGAAGCAGAAAAGAGGATGAGGGGGGCGGCCATAGGCACGATCCTTCCTTGGTCGGGAGATCAAGGTACACTCCCAAAAGGATGGTTAGCTTGCAATGGTCAAGTGCTAGAAGCTATGAACTATCCAGTACTAGCATCTATTCTGGGTAATACATACGGACCTGTTAATGGTCTTAATGGTAGGGTATATCCAAATTATATAAGTGGAGATACGTTTGGTTTACCTCAGTTAAATACTAGGTTATTAGCAGACTACGAAGAATCATATGTTAGTGTTGCTGCATTGCAAGCTGGGCAGACATTTCAGAGTGGTGCTGTTGGTGGTATGACCATTACTAATGGTGAAGTAGATGAGGGAAGAACAGCTTCAACATATAATTTTACTCTAACTTCTCCTAGTGGTGGAACTGGTTGCCAAGTAACTATTGATATAGATGCTCAAGGTAGAGCTGGAGTAACTAAGATAGTTGATGCTGGTAGTGGATATACTGCTGGTGATAAGATAGAGATACCTGCTACTTCACTTCCTTCAGGAGGAGATCCCTTAACACTAAAGGTGGATTGGACTCTACCATCAGTACCAGATGTATTAACACCAACAGGAGCTGGTACTAATAAATTAATTGAGGGTGATGGATCTGGTGTTAGTCCAGGTACGTCATATAATGCTAATGCTGATATAAATTTTACCATTACAGATTCTAGTAGTTTAACTGGACAGATTAGAAATTTCTCTGTAAATCCACCAAATTATTTTAAGACATTTCATACCTTACCTAGAAAGTTAAGTAAGGATCATATGCCACCTCATACACATGGTAATCCTACTGTTATTGGTAATACAGGTAGTGGTTACAGATATGTTCAAGCTGATGGTGGATATATGGAAAGCTTTCAGTGTCCAAGCGTTGTGACCAATGTAGAAGGTAATGGAAAGCAACTGAAAGTTGTTTCACCAGGTGGAGTTGGTAACCCTGATACTGTTGCTGGTAATGCAGGAGTTGCTTTAGTAACAAGATATGTTGCAAATCAAACTGTAATTGATGTGAGTAGACCTAAACTCAATCCTAATACTACTGGTGGTGTTGGTACATATAATCCACAACCAGTGTGGCAAGGACCTATGCCTAGACCTATAGGTGCTACTTATAGTAATACTAACTCAACATATGTTGGTAATCTTAGACTATCCAACAGGAGTGAAAAGAACTGGTATGGTTATCAGGGTCAAGAAGATGATATTGGTCTTAATTTATTCAACCCTGCTGATGAGACTACATCTAAAACATTTCCAGTTACTTTGAATCATAATAATGAGTATCATGGTACTCAACAGTCTCATACTCACTATTCATTCCAACTTACAATGAATGCTGGTTTTGTTAAACCACCTACAATTGTGGCTGTTGATAATATAGAAATTGATAGTACATTATCTGGTCAACCTACATCAGTTGCACCACAGAATCTACCATCTGCACTAAATATTAATGTGGATGTAAAGACTCCAGCAATTAGTATGATGTATCTTATTAGGGCATATTAATGAAGTTTCTACAAAGAGAAAGGTCTAATTTAGGTAATGCACCTGGTACTATTATTAACTGGGGTGTTAGTATTCCCGATAATGATCCTAATTTTGCACAGATCATAGACAAGTTACCTGCAGGTTACTTGAGGTGTGATGGATCTGTTTATGATGAGAGAGATTATCCAGAGCTTGCAAGGATACTTAAAACTGGCGAGGTATCGTTATATAAGAAACCTGATCAAGCTCTTGCTGCTACTCAGTTTCAGGTTCCTGATTTAGGATCAAAACATATAGAAGCTGCTTCATCATCTAACGTAGGATCATATAGAAATATTAATAAGGTTATTGGTACTGGAGAGAATGCAACAACTATAAAGAAAGCAGGTGTTGGTGTTGAGATGTTCTCTAATACTGGTAATAGTGCTACTATAGGATTTAATGGTGCTTTTACGATACCACCACAGACATTTAATTTGCTTGGTGCAGTAGGTTGGACACTTCCAACTACCAGTGAGACCTCATCTGTTCCTGCATCTGCTATGGGATCACATGGACATTTTTCTGGTGGTACTAGAGTAGCAATAAAAGAAGCAGAGGAGTTTCCTAATAGGTCTACACCATATTATTCTGCAGCAGCTGATATTAATGTTACTGTTGACCCATCAGGTGATGGTGATGAGGGTGGTACTGGAGGATTGTGTAATGTTGCTGCAAATGCTTATTGGGAGTATCATGAAGCTGTACCAATGGGATTAAATGGCGATGGGATTGGTATTTGTAATGGTGGTAATTGTCCATCTTTCGATAACCATTTCTTAGGATGGGCAACTCAGTCTGGTGCTCATCAGGATTATACAATAATGGCTGGACAGGGACAAGCGAGGCATAGTAATTGGAAAGCATCTGCTCTTAGTACAGCTGATTGTACTGCTCAAGGAATACCTACTGATAGAGCTGGTAAAGAAATATCTGGTAATAGTGTAGTTACATCAACCTCATGGCCTGATTCAACAACTATCAATGTTGGGCAACAAAGACCATATGATACTGTTAATGATGATATAATGAGCCCTTGCTATCCTACTGCTAGAAATGTTGAGGAAACGGTAGAAGTTCCTAGTGGATCTGATACTGTTGATGGTACATTGCACTCTCATATTCTTGATAGAGATATAGGTGATACTGATTTCGCTTGCACTACTGCTGTTACAACCATGAGACCAGATGGTCTTGAAGCATCTGTTAATATAACTACTTCTGGTGTAAATAAGTTTGATGATATTGTTTCACCATACATTGTTATGGAATTTCTAATAAAGTATTAACATGCCTAGAGAAAGAGGATCCTTTAACCACCACTATTCAGACATGAGCAACGACTCTGGTATGCCTGTTGGGGCTATCATGTCTGTTTTTGTAGGTGAACATGATGGTAGTGGTACAGATTCTACCAATGCATCAAAGGTTGAGCACCAGTATCCTGGTTGGTTATATTGTGATGGAAGACAATTAAATATTGCTGACTTCCCTTTATTGTATGATGCAATACAGAATAAGTATGGTGGAACTGCTCCTACTCTAGTTGACCTTAGAGATTGGGGTGATAACACTCAACTCACTGGTACATTTAAGTTACCAGACATGAGGATGAAGAGAGTTAATGGTCCTGATGGTATTGATGGAGCTGGATCATCTACACCAGACTTATCTACTATGGAAGTGGGTATGACTGGTGGTGAATGGTATATTAGCAGAGCTAGACAACTTGAGGAGTATGGGTTTGGGACAGTTCGTGTAACTGGATATAATGCTGTAACAGGATTTGTTAAAGGAACATTGACTGGTCAAGCAGTTATAAAGGTGGGACCATTACAACCACATACATTAAGTGGACCACCACCACATGGCCATATGGTTCTGGGTAGTGAGGCAGGACCGAATGCATACCAAAAAGGTACAGCTTTTGATGATACTAAATCACCAAACTATGTTACCAACAGATCTCCAGTTCAACAGTGGGTTCCTGAAGAGAGAGGATACGCTGCTGAACACTCACATTATTTCTGTGAGTATAGACCAAGAAGAGGTATAGATCCATTATCACCCACACAAGCACAGTATTCATATGATATATCTCCAACATATGCACATGAATATACTAGTGGAACTACTCAAGCTGCTGTTGGTCAAGAAGAATGGACAACAGTAGGTACTCACAGTTGGACAGCACCTGCTGGTGTAACGTCTATCTGTGTTGTTGCTGTTGGTGGTGGTGCTGGTGGTACAGGAGTATTAATGGCTGGAGGTGGTGGTGGCCTTGGGTATAAAAATAATATCACAGTGGCACCAGGATCTAGTTATACAGTAGTCGTAGGTGCTGGTGGTCAAGGTACAGATACGACATATCCATCAGTTTGGCCTGAAGGTGATGATAGTTATTTCATATCTGCTACTACTGTTAAAGGTGGTGGTGGAGGTAAGGGAGGATCTTCATATACATCTAAGAATGGTGGAGATTTTGTAGGTGATGGTGGTGGTAATGGAGGTGATGCTACTACATTTGGTGCAGGAGGTGGAGCTGGTGGATATTCAGGAAATGGTGGTGGAGGTAACACTCATGGTGGTACTGGAACTATTGTAGATGGTGCTGGATCTGGAGGTGGTGGTGGTGCTGGATCGCACCAAAACTTAACTACTGGTGGTGCTGGTGGTGGTGGAGTAGGATTAGAAGGACTTACTGGACAAAATGGTGTTCAAGGTACTCCAATTAACCAAACCACTGAAGGTGGAACTATGAATGGTGGTGGTGGAGGTTCTGGTGGTTCTGCTGGTCAGAGTGTAACTGCACCTTATCAAAACAATGATAACTGGGTAATAGTTCATCCAACAACTGCAACCAATACTTATTGGTCTACATTTATGCAAACTCATGGTATTGCTAAGGGCAGACCTTTACCAGGAAATGAACATCTTCCTGATCCATATCTAAATCAGAATACATATGGTCAGAGGAGAATTGAGATAGCATCAACTACACAGGTATGGATCAGGGTTCAAGCTGATGATATTGCTGATGTTTATTGGGATGGAGTAAAGAAAAATACTAGTGCAATACAAGATGGTACTGCTGATACTAATATAGATCTTGGTACTGTTGCTGCTGGTACATATAGTTTTGGATGGAATCTAACAAATACTGGTACTGCTGGAACTTCAATTAATGATAATCCAGGTGGTATAGCATGGCAGTTAAGTAGTCAAAGTGGTGGAGCTGGAACTCAGTTTGGAAGTTCACAAGATTGTGTTGGATCCACATCATCATACACACCTTTTAATGGTGGAAATGGTGGAGAGGTTGGCGGTGGAGGCGGTTCGTGCTATAATACTCCTAATAGTTCCGACACTCAAGCTACCGCAGGTAACGGAGGTGTTGGTGGAGTGAGAATCATGTGGGGACCTGGAAGGGCATACCCTGCAACTGATGCTGGTGATAAGCCAACTCAAGAGGCTGTTGATCCAGGTACTAGTGATGCATACTCCAATCCTTATGGTAAAAACAAAGTTAATGAAAATCTAGACAATGATAATGATCAAGCAGTATCATTCTTCATTGATAAAACATTATCAGTTACACCATCAGCAGCTGCAATGACTGTGAATGATGGTACACTTACAATGACTGGTGCTGAACAAATAACAGTATCTGCTGGTATTGTTCCACGCACACCTGTCCCACTTGTGTTAAAATACTTTAGAGTAAAATATCTTATTAAAGCTTGGTAAATTAAATTATGGCGATAACAGCTACTGGTGCATCTAATTATATGGAGATGGTGACACCTATTATGCCCATGAGTCTAATGGGGGAGAAAGGAAAGTTTGATGATTTTATAGGAGTGTGGGATAATTTTATGCCTACTGCTCTTTGTAATGATCTCATCAATTTCTTTCAGACTTGGCAGCAGCAAGCAATCATTACTAATAATGAGAGAGACGTGCCTTTGACCAATCCATATGAAGGTCAACCACATGCTATGCCTGGTGATAATCAGTTCAAGACAAGATCACTAGGTCGTAATGATCTTGGATGTATGTTAGACTCTTTGAATGGTAGTATGTCAGCTCAAGTTAATCAATACTTACAGGCTACATTAAACCATTATTGTACAGTATATGATTCGTTAGGGTCAGTTCCTTTAACGTCTTGGCATGTTAAGATGCAACAGACTCCAGAGGGAGGTGGTTATCATGTATTTCATCATGAGGATGGGTCATATAATGAATCACTTAGAACTGCTACGTGGATGATATATCTCAATGAAGATTTTGAAGGTGGTGAGACTGAGTTCTTCTATCAAAAGAGAAGGATTAAACCCACCACAGGAACAGTAGTAATATGGCCTGCTGGTTATACACACACTCATAGGGGTAATTTGGTTCTTAAGGGAACTAAATATATTATAACAGGATGGTTCTATCAACAACCCGTATAATAAAATGTCTGATATCAATAACAACACAGTAATTATTAGTGGTACTAACAGAGTGATAACTCGTGGTATTACTACCAAAACCATATCAGATAGTGATTGGACTCAGTATATTGTTCCAATTATGGATCCTTTGTGGAGTACTGATAAGGATAGGTTGCAGACGTTTAAGTTCTGGGATGATGGTACAACTCAATCCTATACATGTAATAAGACTAAGTATGTTCGTAATCATACTACTGGTGAGTATTTCTGGAAGGATTATATATTTGATGAACCAAACTTATCAACAGCAACAGATTTTGTTGTTAAGATTAGAGAAGCATTTGATGCTGTACTCTCAGTAGAGATAGATGATATAGACAGAAAGTTTAAAAGAGTAATGAGGGATGAGACTGGGTTGTCTTTATCAAGAATAAAAGGATGGAGAGATTTCTTCCTTGCTACATCTGATTGGACAATGCTTGAGGATGCACCTGTTACTGCTGACGAAAAACTATTGTGGAAAGATTATAGATCACGTATTAGAGCTTTGCCTGATGCATTTGAGAGTGGTATAAAGGTATTAGCTAAGATTGATCTTCCTATTGATCCACTTGTTTACAAAAAGCATTACCAACCTCATAATGCTGGTGTTGCTTACTTAGCAAGTGATGAACAGTTCATTCAATTCCCACCAGATTCTGATAAAACTGCTGCTGCTGGATATCAGAATCAATTAGATTTAATTATGCATGAGTATGTTATGTTAGCGTTAAGGTTCTCAAGACCTGCACCATTGTATAATGTACCATCTTCATCACACTTGACTGACCCTGTTGAGGTATTAATTGCTCAGATCGAAGAAGATCAGAAAAAATTGGATGAAGCTAAAGCTGCTGCAGGTATGTAAATATGATTCGTAAAATGATGTGGATGGATGCATCCATTTGTGATCAAATTCAAAAATGTTATGATGAAGGTGAGTTTATAGATGGTAGTGATAGTGGTACATCTAATAGAGATATAAAGAGATCTTTACAATTAGAGCATAATGATACTGCATTTGCTTTATGGGAAGATTATTTTTGGAAGTCTCCTTTCGCATCTGCTATCCGTGTAAAGAGAACATCAGGACCGATGTTTGTTAAGTATACTGAAGAAGATCGAGGTCATTATGATTTTCATAATGATGCCCCTATCATGGGTAGAAAACTAAGAACAGATTATGTGATGATAACAGCGATCAATGATCATAATGAATATGAAGGTGGTGATCTTGAAGTTATAATGGGATCTGAAACATATGCTTACAGACTCAATAAAGGTGAATGTATATTATTTGATCCAAACTTATGGCACAAGGTAACACCTGTGACTAAAGGAGAAAGAAGAGTATGTGTTACATGGTTAGAAACTTTAATACAAGATGTATTCATTCGTGAGTTGTTATATGATTATCAAGATCTAGAATTTTATGCAATCAATGCTATTGATAAGGATAAATGGAGACATGTTGTTGAACCAGCTACATACTTTAACCAGATAAGATATAAACTACTAAGACAGTATTCATCAACTTATGATGATTAATATAACTCCTATGGACTATAAAGCACTACAAAACACACTTAGCGATTATTCTAAAGCAATAGGATTACCAGTATTATGGTATGATGCTTCAAAGATAAGAATATTAGAAGCTGCAGGTGATACAGCTAAGATTAATACCATCTGGACATGGTATGAAGGATTCATGTCTGATCCACTGATATCAGAGTTTAAGAATAGTACTTATGGTACTCTAAGATATAGTAGTATAACTACAGCACAATCAAATGCAGAGGATTGGTTTCCTATAGCCAGTAATTGTCCTGATGCAGATCATTATGTTTATGCTTGTATCTTTAATGAGTCTGGGAATCTTGCGTGGGAAAATGTGGGGTAGTATCAACATGTTCTGGTGGTAATTGTGTTACCATCCAACTCTTGTGTTGTTGATAGTAACCATGATATTGCATAGATATTGGATAACCTTCTAGTTCACAGTTAAAGTAACCGTGTGGTTCTAGCCAAGGTAATTCAGTATCTTTTTTTGCGTTTAGATAAGCTTCACCTTGTGATATTTCATATGGTAGGTTGTATTCTACACATGCAGGCTCGCATGGTTTCCATCTCCATACATTATACATGAGTGTAATTCTAGTCTCATCTATCAAAGATCCAAAGTTTGCTGGTACTCCATGATAGTATGGTATAGACCAGTTGATGTGCTTACCTAACTTAGGTGCAGACCAGAATGTCCAGTTATTATCACCAACAATATGTTCGTCTGTATTATTCCAGTCAACATAATGATCTACTAACACAGTTGGTTGACCACTATCACATAAGTATGTTACACTAGAGAATGGTGCTGCATGTACTTCATTATATTTCTCTCGTCTATCTAAATCAAGATCTGCATGGAATCTCCAATCACTTTCGATGGTTTTATGCTCTCTTATCCACCACTCAGCACCAACATAACTATGAAATAGGTTATGCTGTCTTGCTGATTTGAATATGAAGTTCTCTATTATATTATCTGGAGCTCTATTGAAATCATACCACCACGTAAGCTTTTGCTCTGGATCAACTGCTAAGATGTTCTTAGCTTCTACTTGTAGATCCTTAGCATTAGCGAGATAACTACCATACGATTCAACTGTCATGATTAATAATCAAATACATCCATTGTTTCCTACTGCTATTTACCAGTGTAGCATAGATGGTAATTGGAATGATTTGTTACACAGTA